GATAAAATAATAGGCGCAAGCCGGAGCAGGATGTTGGTATAACGAAAGGAGTTATATCAACATGGAAGAAAAACTGGTCACAATTCTCAACGAGATGGCGGAATACCTGAACATCTCGCAGATGAAGAAGCTGCAAGAGGTTCTTGTAAAGACGCTATCTGAAAACGAAGCCGAAAAGACGATCATACCCAACAACGACTATCTACACAGATTTTTGGAGGCAAAGCAAATTGAGGGCTGCTCCGCAAGGACGACTCAATATTACCAAGTTACAATTGATCGGCTCTTACAGCATATCTCTACCCCGATGCGAAAAATCACAACGGAAGAAATCCGGCAGTACCTTGTTGAGTATCAGCAGGTCAACAACTGCGGCAAGGTCACGGTGGATAATGTTCGCCGTAATATATCGAGTTTCTTTTCGTGGCTGGAGATTGTACAGTCGAGGACTTCGTAGAGTTTATTGACGAGGAAGATAAGTAATCCTGCGAATATCAAGTAATAATAGAGCAAGGAGATTTATAGATGGTTACTGGAGTCATTAAGAATAAAGTCGATAAGATTTGGACGGACATTTGGGCCGGAGGTATAACCAACCCGCTGACCGTTATAGAGCAGCTTACATACCTTATGTTCATCCGTTCCCTTGATAAAAAGGAGAACAGATGATCACACAGGAAGAACTCGGGCAGCAGATCGAAAAAGCGGTAGAGCTGTTAGACCAGGGCTACCCGCACGCCATGATTGCCCGGGCAATGAAGCAGGATGTCCGAAGGGTGAGGCGTATGCTCATGACTGCCGGAAGATACAGCACCCCCCAGACCGAGCGGGTGCGCATGCTCAGAGAAGACGGAAAGGGGACAAAAGAGATAGCAGATATTATGGGAGTCTCACAAGCCACTGTGGTGGCCTACACGCCGTTTTCTATCGGAGAATATACTTATACCCCCAAGACCGGAAACGCTCTCACAGAGCCTACAATCGGCTCACAGGCACCTTCTACGGATGTCATACCCCCAGAGTTAATCTCCCGCGCCGAAGAGATGAGCCTTGACCCCGCCATGCTGGCCCGGGCAATACTCCTCGACTGGTTAAAAAAGAACAGCTGAAAAAAAAAACAAGCCCCATGAACCGATCAGGCTCATGGGGCTTTGCTTATGCCTCGGAATCCAGCCGCTCGAACAGGGACACCGCCGCCTCTTGGCTCCTTATGACACACGCCATATGGCCGAGTGCTGTGAGCTGGGCAATGCGTGCCTTCTGGAGGAGAGACAGCTCGCCATCCGGCCGCTTGAGCTCTGCCCACACCGACCGACCGCCTGGGAGAAGGAGCAGCCTGTCCGGCCATCCCTGCTGACCGACCTTCAGGCACACACCGCTGCGTTTTTCTGTCTCGCGTACAATGAGTCGCTCCACATCGCGCTCAAGTTTCATCATGCCTCTTTCCGGGGGGGTGTGACAAGCATGACAAGCAGGACAACTGTTTCTATATACCTTACCCCCCCTCTACAAAAATTCAATTTTTAATTTTTCATTTTTTTCTTCAAGCTCTATAGAGAAAACTTGTCACACTTGTCACAAAGTCTTAAAAGAGTAGGAAAATCAATGTGACAAGTGGTGTGACAACCCCCTGTGACAAGTGTGACAAGTCCACCTTTTTTCACCCTTCTCTCCTCAGAAAGACCCGCTGCAACCCGTGAATCGGGATACGGGCCCTCTTCTCGGAGCGCTTCCATCCGGGGACCTGCGTCATCAGATCACCGTAGTAGTAGCTCTTACTCTTATCCTGCCCCCCTATTCTCTCCCCGAACATCTCGAATCGAATCTCCGCAATGCTTACCTGCGTACGCCGGACCACCCTTGTGTTGTCCACCACACGAAGACACGACCCATCGTACCAGCTTCTGCGGTCCCCGATATCCCAGCTCGCCCAGTCCTCGGGGATAGGCTTGTCGAGATACTCCTGGAGCACGCCCACCATCTCGTCCTGAACAGTGTGGCTCTCCGCGATCTCCTCAGCCATAGTGTTGATGCGCTCGTCATCCAGCCAGACAGACTCGCCCTTATTATAATAGTGTACAGCCTCAGCCCAGAGCTGGTCGACCACCTGCTCCAGACCCTCCAGTCTGCCCCGGTCCCGTCCCTTCACATCCACGACCCAGAACCGCCGGTTACCCGTTGCGTCACGCAGCATGTCCACGGTGTTGGTCGAGCCGTAGAACACGCACTGCCGCTTCCGCTCTCTTGTCTGCCGCTCATACGCCCCCCGGTATGTGTCGGAGGTCTTCGTGATGAAGTTCTTGATGTCCTCCATCTCGCTCTTCCGGGCGGCGGCAAGCTCGGCAACCTCTGCAATCCACACACCGTTGAGCCTCTCGTAGGAGTCCTTGCCCGCGTCCATCCGCCCCAGTGAGTCGGTAAACCATCCCCTGGAGAGTATCCGACCGAAGCGACTCTTGCCCACACCCTGCGGACCGTACAGCACCAGCATTGCATCGAACTGGCAGCCGGGTACCATGGCCCTCCGCACAGCGCCGACCATCCACTTACGGGTCACGGCTCGAACATATTCGGTATCATCCGCATCGAGGTAGCGGATCAGCAGCTCGTCCACCCGCTCCACGCCGTCCCACACGATCCCGCGCAGGTAGTCCCGCACCGGGTGGTATCTCTGCTCCTCGACCACAGCGTTCCAGGCGTCTTGTATCTTATCCTTGCCCACGAACCTCCACACCCGCTCCATGTAGGCTCTCAGGTATGAGTCGTCCACGTCCCGCCACCAGTCACCGCTGCGGTCTGCGTCTCTCAGCCGGTGCCACGGTACACCCCTGAGGAAGGCGGCGTGTCCGGCCAGCTCATTATACCCAAATGCCCCACGCAGATTCGGGTCGTTCCGCAGGATCAGCAGGGCGTTCTCTATGCAGGGCTCGCACTCTCCGGTCTTGCTGTTCAGCCGCAGCTCCTCAGCCCAGGATGTATCGACATCCTCAGCCCCGCACACACCCTCGCCTCCCTCGCCGTCGCAGTCCTCCATATCAGCCAGCGCACTCCGCACTTCCTCAGCCTTCTCCCCGGCCCTCGTACGGCGAACCAGTGTGTCAGAAGCAGCCAGTTCTTCCATAGCCCGCTGACTCTTCCGCCTGCCTACATCCTGATTCTCCTGCCCATCGTCCAGCTCTCCGAACCTGTGTATACGCACAAGGTCCCAGGCGTTGAGCAGCTGACCGCCGGCAGGATCAGTGGCGTGGTTGGAGTACAGCCACGCGCCGTCACCATACACCACAGCACCTCCGTGGGTGGAGCCGTTACAGTATGTGTATCTCCCCGGACCCGCCTCCTCATACACCTCGCTCAGGTACGCATCAATAACACCCGGCACATCGTAGGTACGGCACCAGAGTCCTACCATCCCGGGCTTCTCTTCAGGCTGACCCGCGACTCTCTCCTCTCGCTCCCGTACCTCATCCTCACCGGGGCAGACAGGCCACAGGGACACGTCTCTCCATGCGTCACCCTCACCGTACTCAGCCAGCACAGCGTCAACATCCACAGCCTCACCTCGCTGCTCCCGGAATGTGTTGATGCCGTCACTGCTCACGGAGGGCCAGTACATAGCTCTCCACGGCTCGAAGGTACTGCGGTCAAGGGTCTCCATACCCAGCCGTTCACCCAGCTTACGAGCTACGGCCTCATACTCCTCGACCCCGACCTCACGACTCAGGGGAAACACGAAGCGCAGACGAGGCTCCGTTACCGTACTGGAGTGCGTTGAGTAGCACACCACGGCCTCCTCGTACAGGCAGACATAATCGTCGAACATATCCGCATGCGCCCGGTCAGCGTCCAGCGTGACCATGCAGCGGTTCAACACAGCGCCTTTGACTCTCCGTCTTCCGTCCAGTCTGCCTCCCACATAGCACCCGGCAGCGTCTTTGACCCTGCCCTTATCCTCGCGGCTCATACGGTTATACTCGGACATGGTCTCCCGTGTCCGAGTACAGTTCCGCAGCCGCTCCACCATCTCGTCCCAGCTCAGGCTCAGACTCTTCCACGCCTTGCTCTGGACGGACGGTGCAACGCTGATGATCATCGGTGCTCTCTCCTCCCTTTATCTGTCAGCCCATCACAGCGACACATAAGCAGTCTCCCGGTCCAGCGACTCAGCTTGTTGAAGTAGATGCCGGAACACACGCCCCACACATCCGGTACCACAGCATCCACAGCCACCAGCACATCGGCGAACTCCTCAGTCAGAGAGCGCCGTGCCTCACCGTAGCTGACGGGGGTGGGGTTGTTAGCATCACAGGCGCGGGCCATCTTCAGCGCGGCCTTGGCAAGTTCAGTGGCCTCCTCCGCAAGCTGGGTCAGTCGATCCTTCTCCGGCACCCGCTCACGGATGTAGATCAGGCGGGTATCATCTCCGTCCATCATCCAGCTGGGCCTCTCCGCTCCGATGTATTTACTATCCATGTGCGCAGTCCTCCTTATAATTTAATAGTGATGCCGGCCTCTTCGACCAGCACTCGCTCCAGATCAGCCTTGGTAACATAGCCCTTGACCACGCTGTCGGCGAGGTCGTTAACGCCGCCCCACACACGCTTCAGCCGCACAGGCCCGAAGCCGAACTTATCCCGGAGCACAGTCAGCACCAGAGCCGTGGTGAACTGGATGGATGCCTGCTGTGCCTTGATCTTGGCGTGGTCTATGTCGGCCTGAGACACAGGTACTCTCCTGGGGTTTACTTTATGCTTCTTGCTCATCGGCGCTCTCTCCTCCATTTATCTATCAGCTTCTCGGCGGCTCGTCCTGTGATGTTGGCGAAGTCAGACAGCATCTCCACGCCGCCGTCATACTCATGCCGGAGTCTGTCGCGGTACATAATGTACAGCTCCTCCTCTGTGTATCCGCTGCGGGTAGGGTACCATGCCTCCGCTCTGGTGGTGTGTATGGGGTCTGCCCATCTCTCCTCGGGTGCTCCCCGCCAGATGCGTGCACGGAGACAGGAGCTTGTGATGCCGAGCTTATCTGCCAGCTCCGCGACGGTGTAGGTACCGCCCATGTACTGTATGAGTCTGGCCATCATTCCTTCACCGCCAGTCGTTGATCTTCAGGTAGTTGTCCACGGTGGCCTTGTAGTCCAGCATGGTCTCGTTTTGATTATCCATTGTTCTCCTCCTTTTTATCTTTCAGCGTTCCGTACACCCCCGTGTGGACTCCGGCGTTTTTGAGTAGTCGTTCGCAGATGGGACACGGCTCTACGGTGTCCAGACTTTTGCCGTTCTCCTCGCCGTAGAGATAGAGCACAGCGTCCAGCAGCTCAGTCCGTGATGCAGAGAGCAGGGCGTTCATTTCGGCGTGGACGGCGGGGCAGTCACCGTAGTTGCCGTCGTTGTGTGCGTGGCCTTCCCGGTGGCACACTCCGACATCACAGCAGTTGGCCTCACCGCGGGGGCTTCCGTTGTAGCCGGTGGCAATGATCTCATCGTTCTTTACGATGACCGCCCCGTACTGTCGTCGCAGGCAGGTGCTCCGTTCGCTCACAGCACCTGCTATCTTTAAGTAGTATAGCTTCTTGCTCAGGCGTTCCACTTGACCAGCCTCCCCTCTGCCGTCCATTTCTCTACCAGCTTCGCGGCGCATTGTGTGGTGGTCTCTGCGAAGTCCGCCAGTATGGCCACCCCGGTACGCTTCCGCTCATGACATAGCCGGTCTCTCCACAGCATGAGCAGTTCCTCCTCGGTATAACCGCCCCGGGTGGGCTTCCATTCTCCGGGTTCCTCGGCTGCTCTCCGGGTTCCGCTACCGTCCCAGTTAAGACCCCGCCTCAGTCTTTTATATGTGGTACTCTCGTGGACACCGCTGCGTTCGGCCAGTTCCCTGATGGTCAGCTCCGCACCGTCCTCAGTCCTGATCTTCTGCGCTGTAACCATTTGCGTCTCCTTTCGTATTGACCGGCAGATACCGCAGTCCGGTGTCCGGGTCAACGCATAGCCACCTGGTGCGTATGCGCTGTACCCTTCTGCTGTGCTCGGCGCTCCACCATCCGCAGTGAGGGCAGAGCACCCGCCCATCCTCTGTGCATGCGCCGCGGAATCCTCTCATGCAATAGGGTGCTTCTTTACTCACGGCTCTTTCCCGTAAGCTCTATGTACTTGCGCATATACCAGTCAGACTTGCGCAGGTCCTCGTCCTCGCCCTCGCCCTTCCCGCAGGCACGGTAGCGGTACTTCCACACATTGCAGAGGCAGAAGTGCGCCACCACAAGCTTGCCGAACACGGCCACCATCTCGTCAATGGACTCCATACCACCCTCCCGGCAGTAGTGCGAGGGATGATTTACCGGGTCGCTCTCAGTCTTGACGGACTCCTCGGTCTCCGGCTCGTAGTCGGGGCAGGGATAATGATCCCCACAGTTGAGGTTATGCCTGTCGCAACAGCCTTCCATAGTATTGTTGTCCAGGGTGAAGTCCTTTGCGCAGGTGACGCAGGGACACAGCGGGTCTTCGGTCATACAGTTATCGGTGTGTCTGTATATCATTTACATAGCCTCCCAGAATTCTTCTGCCGTATACAGGCAGTCATATTTGTTTCCTTCCCGCATCCGGTTCACGGCCGCCTCCAGCTTATCCCAGTCCTTGCTGTAGACATGGAGCGATCCGACCGTGTGCAGGTACTCACCCGCCCGGATATGCAGCTCTTCAGCCCACTTCTCCTGCAGCTTACGGAGAGCATAAGCGTTCATGAAGGTGGCCTCCCACAGATCGTTGGATCGGAAGAACACGATCATGTCCAGGGCATTGTTACGGATAAGGAGCTGGACTGTGGTGAGGCATGGCTGGTCATCCATCGTCACATCCTCCGGCAGCCGCACAGTCATCACCGCTCTCCGGCTGTTGGGGTCATCTCTCAGAATATCCAGTGCCTCTCTCCATTGGTTGCTCAGTCTGTCGTGATAGGTGTAGGGCTCCTTGCCTTCCCGCACTGCCCAGTCCAGCGTACCGTTGAGCATCTCATCACAGTAGCTCTTCAGGGACTCGGGGGTGTGAATGCCGAACTTGGAGATGTACTGCAGCGGAGATGTGCCGTACACCAGCATCGACACACCGGTGAGCTCCCGGCAGGTGGTGTTCCATGCGGGGGCGTCAATGATAGTCCCGTTCCCGTACATCCGTTCCAGCAGCTTGTGGTAGGCATCACACAGGCTGTAGCCCGCCACGCTGGTGTCGTCAATCATCCTCGGCGGCCTCCTCTCTGAGCGTCTCTGTCAGCCCGGCCTTGAAGGTCTTGCTCTTCCCAAGCTTCTCCGCCAGTTTCTCCGCGGTCTTCTCGGCGATGAGCTCACGCATTTCGGGATCAGCAAATACCTTGTCGAAGTAATTCGTCAGGAATCTCTGCTGGAATTCCCGGCTGAACTCCACCCCGGTCCAGTGGTTGTTGATTATCTTTCCGAACATTCCCAGCTGGATGGACTGCACAGCGCCTTTGACCACGGACTCGGCGATGGATTCATCATCCACGGTCACACCGACCTGAATGTTATGTGTCATGCTTATCACTCTCCCATAGTTTTCTTGCTGCCTGCAAAGCCTTGCCGTGCAGGCGGGTGATGTGTCTGAGCCCAAATGCGTACTCGCCCCCGGACATGGCTGCCTCTATCTCTGACCAGCTCAGGCAGTTGAGGTAGCGGTATCGGAGTATGACCCGGTAGGTAGGCTCCTGCACCCGGTCGATGAACTGCTCCACCGCCCTGATGCTCTCGATCCTTCTTCGGATCATCTCATCCAGCTCACCGTCATACTCAGCCAGTCTGGTCCACGAGCTCTTGGGACCCTCCTGATATCCTCCTCCACCGGGCATACCTGAGTAGTGCGGCGTGATGGCGGTGGCCAGCTCCCAGTCGTCGCGCTTCTGCAAGCGCAGTCTGCGTATCTCCTCCCGCAGCTCCCTCGGCGAATCGAGAAAGCTGCGGAGCTCATCTCTCATTCTTCAATCACTCCTCTCATTTGCGATGGATGTATTCCCAGTTGCACCCTTTGACGCACTTCCGGCAGGGGCAGTCACCGCAACGCTCGTCATCCTCTCCGCAGAGATAGGTATCACCGTCATAAGTGGTATCACAAGCCTTTCCGGGGCGGTTAGTGTGTACGCATGACTCGCAGAATTCCGCGTCAAGTGCTGCCAGCTTGCGGAGGACAGTGTTCTCTTCCTCGCTCTTTTCCAGCGCACCAGCAATGTCAAGCAGCATCTTGTCCTCGCATAACGGACTGTGTGTATAGGGGCATTCCTTGCACCCGCCTCCGCCGTTGGCACATTTCCGTGCCCATGTGATAAGTTCAGGTATATTCATGTTATTCTCCTTATTCGAGACTGTACATCAGCTCTTTGCCTTTCTTCGTAATCCGTAAAGGGTAGATACTTTCAATGGCGGCAATATCATCTCTCGTGGTTTTCACAGTGCACATCGGATACCCGGTAAGCTGTGATACTCTTTTCCGAATGTCGTTTACGCTTCTGGGTTCGCTCTGAATCAGGTGAAGCGTGAGCAGGATTCTGACTTTTGTCTGGTTAGTCTTCATCTTCCACCAACCTCCTTAGTTCGCTGTTCTCATCCTCAAGCTTTGACATATCCACTGTGGGTATGCTTTCGATAATCCGCACCACCAGCTCTATCATCAGACCGTAGGGTGTTTCCGGGTTACAGAGCTGGTCGAACTCGATACCGGCGTTCTTAAACACATCCACAAACTCCCCGTCCACATACCCGTCGTGGGAGATGAATCCGTTGCAGAGTCTGTGACAAAGCTCCGATGCATCAATGTAACTTCTTTTCATGCTTCTCACTCCTTACATTTTCCATCGCCTGAATCAGTTCCCGGCGGTTGATGCCGTACTGCTTACAGGCCTCGTAGATGTCCTTGCCCTCCCGCTGAAGGGAGAGGGCGTATTTGGCTGCGAGGTAGTACACCTTCTTCATTCGTCTCCGAACCCCGTCTTCGTCACGGCAATGGGGAACTCATCGATCTCCGATGCCCACCGTGCCGTGTCCAGTCCGTGGATGCCCTCCCAGATGAGAGGAAAGCCACCGATGCCGTCGAACAGCGAGCCCAGTGTGGCATCCTCTGGCAGGTACTCAGCCATGCGGGTGAACAGATGCCGCCAATACGGGAGAGCGATGCTGTTGCCCAGAGCCTTGTATCTATTGGAGTCCGATGTCTTGCGCTTCCTGCCCTGCGTGTCGGTGTACTCTCCGATGTCAGTCCACCCGTCCGGGAATCCTTGGAGTCTCTCGCACTCCAGCGGTGTCAGTCGGCGTACGATGTTGTGCGGTGCGATGACTTCCTGCTTGTCGTGCATACAGTCCAAGGTTCTCGCTGCCTCCTCGGATAGGGCAAGCTGATGCACCTGACCGTTTCCGATGCTGTAGGTCTTATCTTCCGTCATGTTACCCCCCCCTCTATAACCAGTTTATCCTGTGATACATATTGCTGCCCGGCACCCTTGTAGTCACCAGCGCACAGAGCACCAACAGTTTTCTGATACGATTCTGTCATCTCAGTACTTCTCCACTATCAATGTCTCGCTGCCCCCCCCCCAGCGTCACTGCCCTTGGCTTTGAGCGTACCTATGCCCTCCGCATAGCTGCCAAAGTTAGACTTGGTGTAGGGAACAGGCTCCACGATAGCAATACCGCCCTGATTACAGGCAGGATTTCCGCAATTTAGATCCAATGTGCGAGATGTGTCGGCTTCGTAGAAACGGCTGTGCGGGTTTGCGGACTTCATGGAATTGCTGTCCTTAGAGCAGATGCCGTAGGCTTTTGGCTCAACGACCACAGCCGTGTAGTCGGTGACCCGGTTCTCATGGTCGGATGTCAAGGTACTCACTACACTGCCGTCTCCGTTTCCGCGGGCATCGTAGACTACGGAGTGCGCTATCGCGGGCGGCTGGAATGGGCGGAGGGTTCCACTTACCTTAGCCCCCCCCGGTAATACTCGGCCTGTCCTCCGTAGTTGTCGAGGTAGTCGATTCTCTCGCTATCGTCTCCTCCAGAGCCAGCCGCAGCACTTCGGGCAGCTCCTTTCCCCGTTGTGCCGCTCTCCTCAGAATTCCCTGACAGGCCTTCGCGCTCAAACGATATTTCAGGGGCGCATCCTCCTGCAAAATCCACGACAACCGAGATTCTACGGCGGCGCTGGGGGACTCCCCAATATTGAGCGTCGTGAGTTCTCCACGCCAGCGAGTATCCATCTCCGAGGATGACTCCGGCTTTCTCCCACTTGCCCCTCGGAGGTCCAGGAACAGCAGCTTCCGGTTCTGCGATGCGGATAAACTCTTCCAGCACGGCTCGGAAGTCCTCTCTTCCGTTGCTGCTGAAGGCTCCGACGACATTCTCCCAGACTGCGAATCGGGGTCGAACATCGGCACCTGTCCTTCCAGTGCTTCGGTCATGCTCTCTCATCTCCTTTATTATTCTGATCTGCTCCATGAACAGCCCGCTTCGCTCTCCCGCGAGTCCGGCTCTCTTACCTGCCACGCTTAAATCCTGACAGGGAGAGCCGCCCACGACGCAGTTCACAGGCTCAGCTTCAAAGCCACGGAGCTTTGTGATGTCTCCTAAATGTTTCATGTGTTGCTCCTTACATAAATCTTCAGGGCTTCCAGCAGTCCGCTCTGTACGGAGTCCTTCTGCTCCAGCGCCGCCATGACCCGCTCATCCAGTGTGTCCTCACAGATGATGTGGTGCTGGATGACGGTCTCGGTCTGGCCCATGCGGTACAGTCTTGCCGCCGCCTGCTGGTACAGCTCCAGCGACCACGGTACCCCGAACCATACGGCGATGTGCCCACCCTCCTGTAGGTTCAGACCATGCCCCGCGCTGGCCGGGTGGCAGAGGAGTATCGGTACCTCTCCTTTGTTCCACCGCTCGATCACGCCGTCGCTCATCTCCACAGCCTGGGGAAATCGCTCCCTGATGCGGGACAGGTCGTGCTTGTAGTTGTAAAACACCAGCAGAGGCTGCCCTCCTGATCCCTCTACAATCTCCTCCAGTGCGTCCAGCTTGCGGTCGTGTACTTTGATTACCGCTCCGGCATCGTCGTACACAGCCCCGTTGGCAAGCTGCAGGAGCTTATTGCTGAGTACAGCGGCGGTACTGCCAACCACCATTGAGTCCATGCTGTCAAGACTGCTGAGTTCTCCGTCCAGCAGGGGGAGCACCGCCTCACATTTGAGCTTATCATAGACCCCCCGCTCCTTCTCATCCATGCGGACGAGGACAGTATTGTTGATAAGCGGCGGCAGCTTGAGCCAGTCCTCTTTGCTCATGCTCAGGCAACAGCCCCCGAGCTTCCCGTCTATGATCCGCTTCGCGCCCTGCCGCAGTCGGTAATCGAATATCACCGCTCCGTTCCTGCGCCCGGGCTGGAAGTAGTTGGTGATGTAGTTCCCCTTGGTCTTGCCCAGGGTTGCGCCGCCGTCGATCAGGTACATCTCTGCCCAGAGGTCAAGGTAGCCGTTGGATGCCGGTGTGCCGGTGAGGCCCAGCACATAGTCCGCCGTGACGATGACCTTCTTCAGCGCTCGCCACCGTTTGCTGCCTGAGTTCTTAAAGGATGACAGCTCGTCGATGATGACCATGTCAAAGTCCCATCGTTTACCCAACAGCTCCACCATCCATACCACCATCTCTCGGTTGATGACATAGATGTCTGCCGGTGTCTTCAGGGCAGCGAGCCTCTGCTTCTCCGTGCCCATGACCTTTGTCACCCGGAGAGAGGAGAGGTGTTCCCACTTCTCCTGCTCTCTTGACCATGTGTCCTCGGCCACACGCTTCGGGGCGATGACCAGGACCTTGTTTACGGCGAAGTCATCCAGCAGCTCCTTTGCTCGGGTCAGAGCCACTACTGTTTTCCCGAGTCCCATGTCCAGGAACAGAGCGCAACGGTCGTGGCTCCGGCAGAACTCGGCGGCTATCTGCTGGTGCGGTCTCGGTGCGTAGATCATATCAGGCTGGTCGCTCCGTAGCGGAAGTAATCCCGGAGCCACTCCTCTACGCAGTCATCGTTATTGCAGACCATATCCCCATAGGGCAGCTCGTAGTGATCGTCCTCCTCGTAGATAGGCTCGTCGCAGATGACGCAGGTTCCGATCCACTCACTCATGCTTTCCGCCATTTCGTCTCTCCTTTTCCGGGGCCATCAGAAAGTTCCGGGTGGCCTGTATAAACTGCACCACACCGAGGCTTGCCAGACCCCAGATGAAGTACATGGTCTTGCCGCTGTCGAGCTTCCAGCACAGAGCCAGAAGCATGACCAGCATCAGCGTGATGGCGAAGGTTACAAAATCAGCTTTGTTCTTACTCATATCGTTTTAGTCCTTTTTATAATATGGTGTCTCGTATCCGTCCGCGGTGAGGGGGAGTCCCTGCTCCCACGGATGGATGCGGCTCATGACAGCGGCGAGGTCCTGCCAGGTTCTTCCGCCGATTGGTTCTGTGCATATGATCTCATCGTGGACGGTGGCGATGGGTGTCCAGCCCTCGTCCTCTAAGTCTATGAGCGCTTCCCGGAGGCAGTCCCTCGCGGCGGCCTGGATGAGGTTCTCCACCAGCTTTCCACCCCAGGTCTGGATGCGCTCCCACTTTCCCGTGGTCTGGTTCCTGCCCATGTAGCTCAGGCTTTTCCCGTTCCGGCGGCTGTCCTCGCTGTATTCCGCGCCATAGTATGCGATGCGTCTGCCGGAGGGGAGGGTCATCCACATGATGGCCTCCTCATAGTCGAACCGCACTCCGCAGTTCGCCCTGGTCGATACCTTCCGGGATGCACACTTGGCGGCTGCTCGTTCGAGGTCCTTCCACAGAGCTACCACATGGGGGCTGGATTCTCTCCACTTGGCCACGGTCTCGCCCATTTCCTCCTCGGTCATGCCCAGCTTGTCAGCGCCGAATGCTTTCAATGCTCCGACTCCGCCGCCATAACCAAGTGCGAGCTCAGCGATCTTGCCCTTCTGCCTCAGCTCTCCGTTGATGCCATGCTTGATTACCGGCACCTTGAACATCTGAGAGGCAGAGGCGCAGTAGATGTCGCCGCCGTTGCGGAATGTTTCCAGTCTCCACTCCTCTCCCGCGATCCATGCCAGCACTCTGGCCTCGATAGCGGAGTAGTCTGCGATTAAAAGGATGTGACCCGGCTCAGGAATCAGCGCCGTGCGGATCAGTTCCGAGAGGGTTCCTGCTGTTGTGTCATATAAGGCTTTGACCGTCTCGTAGTCCCCGGCTCTGACCAGCTGCCGGGCCACATCTAAATCATACATATGGTTCTGCGGGAGATTTTGAAATTGTATGAGCTTGCCGGAGTTACCAGTTACCCATACCTTTCCGTTACGCCTGACGAGAAAGTACCCCGTTGGAGTTGAAGGGCAGTATACAATCCCTTCAAAGTTTAAGCGCAGGGGTTTGACCTTAATATTGTGTGAATTAGTGGGGTTCTCCCAGATATCTAAGATGTAGGAGTCATTCCAGTTCGGATGTTCTTCTCCTCTGACCCTAACCTTCAGGAGCGCGGTTCTTCCATTGAGATGTGCGAGCGCCTGAATCATGTCAGCATTCTGTCTGTTGCAGGTGGAGTATTGGAAGCTGTTCGGAGCCGCCGAGTAGCTGTCCCAATACTTGAGTTCATCAAAAACTACATCCGCGCTTTCAGAGAGCAGCCAGTCTCCGAAGGTTTTCTGCCTGAACATTCTAAGCCACATCGGAATGTTTCTCTTCGCCACCTTTATCTGTTTCCGCGTCTTGTCTCCCTGTGGGTATTCTTTATAGGTAAAGGGGATACCCGCTCTTCGGAGTAGCATCTTGCACCGCTCTACTTTTCGGTCCTTGAAGAATCCAAAGTGAAGGCCATCCTCATCCGTGTAGCACCCGTCCGCCTGGGTCATGATCAGAATCCGGAGATGTGTATCCTCTATCCCTCTCAGGCAGCTACTGTACCCGAACATCGGTATACTCGGACGGCAAGACGACATCTCCTCCACGGTCATTGCCTGCCATTCCTTATCGTACCTTGGCTTCGCCCACATCTTATGTTCGGGGGTGCTGATCTGACTGATGCGCTTGTCTTCGTAGTAAAGAACCGGACCGTTGTAATCAAACTTTAGCGCCGCTGACTTCTGAAAAGATATGGCCTCAGTAGAGGGATTCCATACAGCGATGCTCCCGCCTTTCCACTCGTCTAAACGTGCCCAGCCCTCATCGGTAAGTACCTCATGGTCTCCGGTAAGGCAGAACCGACCTGTCCGCCCGGCCCCGTAGAACTGGAAGCAGCCTCTCGCGTGGTCATCGGCGCAGATGCACCGGAGCATACCGTCATACTTCTTTACGCTGCTCTTGCTCAGTGCAGAGCGGATGTCGAGGAACTCCCTGGCAGTGTCACCCTGAAGACTGGCATACACATCGCCGATAGCCCTCTTGTTCAGGGACATTACCTCGACACCCTCCTGCTCCTTCAGCCAGCTCTTGATCTGGCTCACGCTGTTGGGGTTGTCCAGTCCGGTGAGAGCAACGGCTTTCTCCGTCAGCTCCTCCCGCTCTCTGTACCCGAGGGCTACCGCCTGTTCGGCGAGGGTGCGGTCAATGCGTACGCCGTGCTCGTTCATGCGGGCATCCAGGCACCAGAGTCTGTGCTCCCGCTCATCAGGAGCCCATCCCTTCAGCAGTCGGTATATCTCCCGCTCGGACACCACGTCCTGCCGGTTATACTCAATGTACTGCTTCCATTTCTCGGGTTGGTACTCCGGCAGCACACGGGTGACTGGGTTGTTCTTGGTGGGCTTCCGGGGGCAGGAGAAGAGCTTGATGAGAGCCTTGCCCGCTGCGTCCTTCTGGTAGTCCGAGCCGAATCCCAGTGCCTTACCCGCCTGGTCTAGGCTCATAGGCAGTCCGCACACAGCAGCCAGCACCATCGTATCCAGCCACTGCTCAGGGGGCTGGTACTCTCCGGTGAGTTTCCGGAGAGCTTCCCGCTCGAAGGCTGCGTTGTGTGCCACTTTAAGTATGTCGGGGTCGCACAGGAGCTTGACGAAGTCGGGCAGGAACTCGCGCTGGAGTGGATCAGTCAGGTCGATTACCTTCACGGATCCGTCATCCAGCGCATAGCCGATGAGCAGCACCTCGAAGCCGGGGTCATCCATGTATCGGTAGAGGCCGCAGGAGGCCAGGTCGGCCTCGCTGTAGGTCTCCACATCAACGGTCAGGACGTGCTTCACAGGTCGGCGAGGGCGGCGTCGGCGGAGATACCACCGGAGAGCTTATCGCCGTCACGGGTCTTGACGATACCGCTCAGACCACAGGCGACACCCTTGGCACCGTTGCTGTCGTAGGGAAAGAAGTTAATCACCGCGGCACCGTAGCTGCCGGAGTAGATCTCATCCTCATCCAGGGCATCATAGGTAGACCCGTCATCATCACGCACACGGGCGAAGGGCTTGTGGCTGGGGTTGGCACTGGCGTTGATGAACCAGCAACCGGCATAGTTGGGGTCGTCTTCCTTCTCCACATCACCGTCGCGGAGCTCAAGGCCCTTGCAGTTGCCGGGAACCTTGCCGCCCCACTTGGCGGCCTTGCCCAGCTCCTTGGCGGCATTGATGCAGCCCGTGATCAGCTTGACGGCGGCCTCGTTATCCTTGGTGATGAGCAGGCAGACGGAGTACTTGTCCTTGCCGTTGAGGTCCGCCTTGGGGGAGAGCACCTGCACATAGGAGAAGCGGACTTCGCCCACGCGGCAGGAGGTGTCGGAGAGTTTCTTGTTGTAGTTGATAGCCATGTTTTCGTTTTCCTTTCTTATTACATATCATTCAGAGCCGCGTCCGCAGTAAGCACCGCGGCGCGGTTGTCCTCTTCCTTGACCAGCGTCAGGGCTCCCTCACTCTGGGTCGTACACTTTCCGAGGAGTGCGTTGAAGGTGGTCTTGCCGAGAAGCTTCTCCACACCGGCAACTGTCTTCAGCCCTGATTCCTCATACTGTTCAGGGGTGTATCCCGCCCGGGCGAGGATGTTGATTACCTCATCCTCGTTCGTCCACTTACGGGAACCTTTGCGTCCATTGACCAGCTTGTATCCGGCGAACTCCGTGCCGAGCTTTGCCTGGTTGAGCGCGTACTCCTCGATGCTCTTCATCCAGTCTCTGGCGGCGGGGATCACATCGAGGATGCGTGGAATGTCGGAGTCTGGAATCGTACCCAGACCACCGAGGCCGTCCTGAAATACCCGCATGGCCTCGGAGGCACGGGCGGCGCAGATGGCGCGGGCGGCGCAGAAGCGGCAGTGGTCTCCGGTCTTGAACTCACCCTTGCCCTCCCAGGCCAACCTTGCAGATTCCCTGATGCTCGCACCCCAGTCCAGCAGCTCGTCAAGCGTCAGTTCCTCCTCGGTGAGGCTGTCGAGTCTGGGCTGGATGATCATTGTCTTGACCCGCTCAAAGGCATACAGTCCTCCGAACCGTTCGCTGTATTCTTTCGCGGCACCCAGCGCATAGAGCCGCGCCTGGGGGTTGCCGATAGCCGACACCGGAACGCCTTTGCCGTACTTGAGGTCCATCACCACGAGGATGTCGTCGCTGACGACTACCGCGTCGGATGTGCCGAAGCAGCGGGGAACCCAGTCCTCCATGTTCAGCCCGACTTCAAAGAACAGCTGGGCATCGGGAGTGAACTTTGCAGCGGCGTAGTACTCGGAGAGCACCGTGTCGACATAGTCGTCGGTCTTGTTTTCCATCTCCTTGTCTATGTCGCCCAGAGCCGCTCTACGCTGGGAGTAGAGGAAGTCGTTGATCTCCTTGGTCTCGTGTCGGAGCTTGATCTCTCCGAGCGCGTGGGCCTTGGTTCCCTCCTCGGCAAAGGGTGAGCTGCTTTCCCCGAAGCGTTCCTTCAGCCGCTCGTTCAGTCTCCCGGACGGGGGGCAGGTCAGCCACATCTTAGAGGAGGAGGGGGACAGGATAGCGTGTGCCATCAGTACCCGGCCTCCCTGAGAGCGTCCATCAGTTTGCCGTAAGCACCCTCAGGAACCTTGGAGAAGCTGTCCACCCCGCAGATGTTTTTGATGAATCCGGGCACATCCAGCCCCTTGGTGCGGGCAGTACCCAGAGCGCCGCGGACCTCACCCTTGGAGTAGGTCTTCACGGTTTCCTCGGTGGGTGCGGGTTCCGGAGCAGGGACAGGAGCAGGAGCAGGGACGGGATCAGGGACGGGATCAGGGACGGGATCAGGGACGGGATCAGGGGCAGGTACTTCATCAGGTTCATGCTTGGCTTCCTCCTTGTTCTCCCCAACCACAGGGCACAGCTCTCCGGTGCTGAGGATGTAGCCCCGCAGGTTGTGCATCTGGTTGATGTTCTCCAGCAGTGCAGTGGCATGGACGGAGCTGAAGTCCTCCGTCTTGTCGAGCTGGTCAAGCGCCCGACCGAGTGCGTAGGTCAGATGACCCACAATGTCTGTGTTCGTCATTCGTGTTCTCCTTTATACAAGTTTGTTTTTTAGTGCTTCTTTGTAGTCTGCGAATGTAGGAATAGTGAAAAGGAATTGCTTCCAGTTGCACCATCTGGCAAGAGCATTGTGCGGGTCTCCCCGTTTGATGTGGGTCTTGTCGTACAGCATGAGATAGGGAGTAAACCCGACCTCGTTTCGGACGAACTCCACTCGCTCAATGTCCTGCTCCAGGGTAGTGTTGAAGTTAGCCAGGATGAATACGGTGACCTTCTGCTTCCCCCACCCGGTAAGCTCTTTGAACTCTCTGAGCTTGCGGGTGATGATGTCCTTGTCCTCATATCGATCCCAAGCAAAGTGGACATTGCGTACCCGAACCTGCCTCAGCATCTCGATTCGCTCCGGGTTCATGGTTCGGATGTCGAGTCCCTGAGAGAAGTCCACCCATGCCTTGCTGTCAATCAGTTCCTGAAACATTTCTCTCCAGTCGTGGCAGGCTGTGATATTTGGGTCGAGCAGTACGATGTTCTTCTCCCCGCTCCAGAACTCGCTCAGTCTTGCTACACGGTGCGCCTTGGTTCCCTGCATGGACTTGACATGGCAGAAGTCGCAGGCTCTCGGGCATCCCTTTTCAAGGAATCCGTAGGCCGTATCCTTAATCCCATACAGAGAGTAGTCGGGGTAGCTGTGCTCCACCTCGTTCTGAAGGTCTGGATCAAGCTCTTTGTGATACACCTCTTTGCCGTCTACCAACTCAATGGCAAACCCGCTCCCGCCGTAGACAATCTCTTGAGCGCTAATGCCAAACAGGGGAGGGTCTGGTGTGAAACTAAAAACCTTAGAGACATACAGTCTGTCATAGCTTCTACCGGCCTCCGCCCAATCAACTGTGTCTCCCTGACTCTTGTGGTAGGCCGACAGCTTCATCAGCGCAAGGTTGGGGAATGCCTTTGACTGAGTCTTGCGGTCACAGTCAACCATTCCGATTTTCATTTTCGAGCATCTCCTTATTCGTTTTACAAGGTACCCAGTTGATGTTCCCTTTCCGGGAGGCTATTTCGCAGAGGATCGTCATAATCCTAAGTTGCTGCTGTTCACTCATAGCAATCAACAACGCTTTCGGTGTTGTGCCTGGCTAAAAAAATTTCAGCTACCGAGGCTCCAAGCTTCTCGGATATGATCTCCGCCTGCCTTATCGTAGCGGATTTAGGGTCGTTCTCCAGCATGAAGTAGGTTTTACGGCACACTCCGAGGGCTTTTGCCATGTCTTCCTGCCTTATCTCTTTCGCTTTCCGCATTTGCTTCAGTGTCATCTCCGTCACCTCCTCTCTGCGTGGAACATTCTACAACACTCGTGGAGCATTCTACAACACTTAAAGTGTTTTGTCAACACTTTTTTTGAAAAAATTTACCCACGGTGTTGACAATGTGTATCATGTGTAGTATAGTACTCATTGTAATAAGGAGGTGTGGCGAATGACACTCGCTGAACGAATCACCAAATATAGAATACAGGCCGGGCTGGTACAGTCAGAGCTTGCACAGAAGGTTGGCGTAGCCCCCAGCACTGTATCGAGCTGGGAGACCGGGGCCAAGCAGCCCAGGTATTCCAAGATGGAGAAGCTGGCCGCAGTACTTAATACGACTATTCCCGATCTAATGGGCCTGACTGACGACCCGCCAATCGAGGATCAGAACCCCGATGTGCATACGGCCAACGCCCTGCGGTATCTGAACAACCGTCTCATTGCCACGGTGTCTCCGCGCTACGCTGAAGCGGACATCGCACTCAGCGGCATGGAAGAGGATGACGAGCCGTTGGAGCAGGTGTGGTATGTGTTTGATGGCCACAACACCAGAGAGGTTACTGACGAGGAGATGCATACCATTATCAACAGGCTGGACTGGCTTGCCCGTATCCTGCTGGTACCGGCTGACAATCCTGAAGTGTCCGCGCTGCTGAACCGTTTGCCTGATATGGATAAGGCCACACAGACTCTGCTCTCGGCTGCCGCGGTCGGGCTTGGGAAGTAAAGGTCGCCGGATCAGCTTGACCCTCCCGTCTCCCTGATCCGGTAACCTGCCTTGGCTGCTGGCAGATTTACCTTACCACACATGATTAAATAAGTATACAAGACAATCATAAGTATGCACTTATCTTAACTTCTTAACCATACTCACGAAAGGATACTTTGCTTATGCTGGACAAACCAATGACCGAACTCTCTGCCTACTGTATCCGCATTGCCGAAGAGCAGGGTCTCAGCCACCAGGCGATTGCTGACGCGACCAACACCCCGGTGAGTACCGTGGACAAATTCCTCAACCGGCGCAACCCACCTACCGATATGCGTTACTCCGTAGTTCAGCCGGTGGTGGCTTGGCTCACAGGCTTTGGGACTGACGCTCCGCCACCGCTGCCCGATGTGGATATGCTCAACATCTACCGCATAGCCATCGGCGAGAAGAACCTGGAGATAGCCTACCTGCGCTCCTCGCTGACCGAGGCGCGGGGTATGCTGGGCAACCGAGGCTGCGAGGCGAAGGAGGACTTTAAGCGCATCGCTTACCAGCTGGCGTTAGCTCTCCTCGTAACGGTATCGATGTTGGCGGTTGTGGTGATTGTGGATATACTCAACCGTAATGTGGGGTGGATCAGATGAGGGCAGCGCTGTACACCCGCGTGTCAACTGAAGAGCAGAGCAGGTACGGCTACAGTCTGTCTGTGCAGCTTGAGGCCTTGCAGGTTTATGCGGAAGAGCGCAATTATAATGTAGTAGGTGTGTTTGAGGAGGCCGGGGTGTCCGCAAAGATCGCCGCCATCAAGCGCCCTCAGCTCCAGTCTCTCCTTGCTATGGTGCAGTCAAAGCAGGTTGACATCATACTGTTTACCAAACTGGACCGATGGAGCCGCAATGTAGCTCAGTACTGCAAAGTGCAGGAGATACTGGATAAGTACGGCGTGGTGTGGCGTACCATTTGGGAGGACTACGAGACCGAGACTTCAGGCGGAAGGTTTACCGTCAACATCATGCTGTCCATCGCCCAGGCCGAGTCCGAGCGCACAGGTGAGCGAGTCAAAGCAGTCAAGCAGGCACTGATGGATAAAGGCGTGGCCGTGAACGGAAGAGCGCCGCTGGGGTATAAGGTCGAGGATAAGCGTCTTGTCCCTGACCCTGACACCGCACCCATTGCGAATGATATGTTTAGGTATTACATAGCCACCCACAGCGTTGCCGGTACCAGAAAGTACCTCCTTACGCAATACGGGAAACATTATAGCTATACTCATATGAAGCGTCTGCTCTCCAACCCCAGGTACATCGGACGATTTGAAAGCGGTGTAGAGGCCTGTGAGCCCATCGTCGACAGAACCGACTTCGATCTGGCGCAGTCCTATCTCTCCATACGCCAGACCCGCACCACAGCACATCCAAAAATTTATCTATTCTCCGGACTCGTCTGGTGTGCTGAGTGTGACCACAGACTGGTCACCCACACATCCAAGGGCTACCGATACCACCGCTGCCCCAACTACCCGCTCGGCCTATGCACCCACCGGGTGCGTATGAACGAGGATCGGATAGAGGAGTACATGCTTACTCACCTGCTCCCAGCTGTCACAGCGTACAACGCGGAGGCAAAGCAGAAGAAAATAAAACACCCGACCACAGACAAAGCTGCGATCAGGTGTAAGATGGATAAGATTAAGGACCTGTATGTTGACGGCTTTATCGACCGCGAAGAGATGCAGCGCAGGATGAAGCCGCTCCAGATTGAGCTCGAGACACCTGAGCCTCCCGTGCCTGAGGAGATTCCCCTACCGGGCATCCGCTCAGCTCTCGATATCTATCAGACCCTCGACCCCGCTCAACGCAAAGAGTTTTGGACCCGCACCCTCTCCCGCATAGACATCACCGCCACCGGTGACATTACTTTTACCCTCCGTTCGATATAATAACCTTCACTCCCATGAGCGTTATTATAGCCAACTACTTCAGCATCTGTCCGGCGCGGCGGTGGTCTTCGCAGAGCAGCCTCCGCTCGAAGTCCCAGATCGGGTCTCCGGCGTAGTGTCTGTCTCCAACCTCGATGAGTATCTTGGCGTGGCTCAATTCCTGTTCGGCGATGGTCTTGTACTCCATGTCGTCACCCATGTGCGTGTACTTTCTGGCGTCAGTCAGTTCCTCGTGGATTGCTCTTACCAGCTCTTCCATTTACAGTGCTCCTCTCATGTAGTCGTAGATTCTGCTTACATCCTCGCGGGTAAGGGTAAAGACACCTATCATAGGGATGTCAATCCTCATAGGCTCCCTCATGGCTTCCTTCACGCAATTGTGCACGAAGTCGATGTCTACCATACCCTCCTCGGTGAACGCTCCTGTGAGGGCAATGGCGGGGTGCTGTGCGGCGTTAGACAAAGCCTTTACAGCGTTGTTCCCCGCCATGCCCACATAGGCACCGAGCGCGACCTTTTTCCACCCTTCGACATGGGGCATTATCTCTGCATCCACATATCGGGCGAGGCCTTTAACGCAATCGGTGGCACTGATCATCAGGTCGTGGTGGTGCCGGTGCTGGTGGTGGTACCAGCCGTGCAGACATTAGCAGAGGGGATAACCAGCTTGGTCATACCCATGAGCTGCATGATGTTGTTGTTCGCTACGGCGATGGCGCTGGTGAATCCGCAGTTCGACACGGCCTGAGCGGCGTTGATGGCGGTCTGGTCACCGACAACCCGATTGATCTTGTCGTTCAGGCTGTTGTAAATCTCCACCATCTTTTTCTCACTGGCGAGGTCGGCGGACAGGATAGCGTTATCCTGCTGGGACTTAGCGAGCTGGAGGGAGAGGTCAAAGGTTTCGCGGGACACATAATCGCCTCCACCACCGAGGATACCGCTCAGACCGCTGCCACCGTTGTTGAGCAGGGAGAGAGCTGTACCGGCAATGCCAAGACCGAGACCAGCCCCGGCAACGCCCTTAGATGCATACTCCATAGTGTGTTCTCCTTATTATATAGATGTCAGCTGGCCAACTGCACCTATATAATAAGCAAAAACAGCCTATCTCTAAAGCAAGAGATAGGCTGTAATTTGTATCAGTTTGGTCTGCTATTCAGTTGTTCCTTCGCTCTTTTGATGATGGTCTTGGTATGCTGCACCGATAGGTCGTACTCCTCTGCCAGCTTCTCGTAGGTAATGCCGTCAAGCATCTTTCTCTTGAGCATGGCACGGGCTCTCTCGTTAAAGACCCACTCATCAATCAGAGCAGACCACTGGCTGCGGGACAATGCAATAGACATAGTTATCCTCCTGTTATTGTATTGCCAGCAGCCAGCGGCATAGTATTTACTTCTTTGGTTTGGACTTGCGGTTCTGCTTGCGGAGGCTCTCGATCAGCTTCTCTTTTGCCGTTGGGACTACATCCTTCCGAGCCTCCTCCAGCATCTCCGCTCTCTGCTCATCGGACGCGGCTCTGTACTTGGAGCTCTTCATCACCTTGCCCATGATGTCGGTATAGGTCTCGATGTAGAGGCTCTCATACTCAGCCTGGTCATCCTCGGTCAGCTCGAACTGATAACCTTTTTTGTCGGGATCGGTCACAGCCTTCACGTTGGAGTAGCTGGGCGGGATACTATAGTCACCGCCACTGTCCTTGTTATAGGGGGCGAGGGCAATCAGCTCGTTGCGGATATCATCACCATACGGCGAATAGTTGACATAGAGCAGAGGCTCTTCCAGTTCTCCGCTCATAGCCCTGTTGTAGATGTCGAGGGCTTCCTGCATCAGGTCGAGGGCTTCCAGCTTGAGGCTGTCCTTCTCTTCGCTGTCTTGCAGGTCTCGCATCTCACGGTTAAGCTCCGAGATGGACTTGTTGTACTGATTCATGGCCGTGCGAGTCTTGTATGCCAGACTCTGCTTGTAACCCTCAGCGTCCTGGAGCTTCTCGTTTTGGATCTGCACACCCAGCTCATCCATGACCCGGTAGTAGTCGCTGCTGGTCTGAGAGCTGTAGAGGTTGTTGGTCACCCAGGACCGCGTGATAGTGGACAAGGCCGCCTCAGCATTGGTTACTACATCGGACTCGCCGTCTACTATACCGACCGTAAACAGGTGATTGAATGTGGAGAAGAAGTCACCGAAGTAGTCGTCGATGATGTAGTCCACCTGCACAGGACTCAGGGCGTTGGCAAACAAGTCGGACAGCCCCTTTGCCAAGAGGGAGGTCTCAGCATTGTAGATGAACTCATTGTCTGCATACTCACCGGAGGTGTAGTCCTTGTACTGAGAGGACACGATCTCGCTTCCGGCGAAATCCTTGTTGGACTCCAGGTCGTGCTTCCAGCTGTAGCCGAAGATTTCGTCCAGGCCTGCCGGGAGAATCTGTCCCTGGAAGTTGATCTCATACCAGCTCTCGAACGGATCGGTACGCCCGTCAATGGCCTGTACTACTCGCTCAATGGGCATACCGATGATAGCTGCCCACTGCCGGTTCTTGGGAATCTTGAGGAACTTATGCTCATCCCAAAGAGGAATGCAGTAGTACATATCCTTCGTGCGGTCGTTGAGCTGCTCCCAGTCATCTCTCCGGCCAAGGATGCTGAGGATAGCAAGCTGTACCGCTTCGGGGATCGCTGACACGAGGACTGCGCGAGTGGCGGTTATACCGAGCTGTTTGACTACCGCGTTGATGTCACTGGTAGAACCAAACACGGAGCGGATCATTTTGTCAATACCCTGCACCGAGGGATTCCAGTACGGTATCCAGGCGTTGATTGTCGTGCCGAGAGTACCGTGGCGGGAGAAGTCAACTGTTACCTCAGCGGCGTTGTAGATACCCTGCCGCCGTGCCTCAGGAGAATCACCCAGCTTGTCAATGGTGGCAAGGTACTCAGCAAAACGCGTGACGGATTCGCTTACCTCATTGAAAGCCCCGAGCTTCTCGCCCACCACTTCAACGCCTCTGCGCCATCCCTCCTGCGGTTTCATCTGCCGCTGGAATGCCGCCGTGTTGCCGTTGCGTCCGGACTCCTGATTGTAGTAGCCCATGCCGGTACCGCCGAGATTCTGGAACACCTGCCAGTCGTGGGAGTTGGAACGGATTTCTCCCCATGCCTGCTTCCAGTAGCGGGGGAAATCCTTGCCGGACACGGAGTTGATGACGGCCGTGGGAAAGTCGCGGAAGATGTTCCGTGCGCCGAAGAACGGATTATATCCAGTGAGGAATCGCTTCTGCCAGTCAGTCACTTTCCGCACGCCCTGCGTAGCCCACCGCACGCCCTCCTCAAGAGCAGAGGTGGAGCGGGTGCCGACCACGGCATTGATTGCGTCAGCCATGTCCTTGTTGACATAGATTGACTTGCGTCTCCCGTCCTCCCACACCGTGATCTGATGACCTCCGACCTCGTCGCCTACCAGAGTCTGCTCCCGGGTACGCTCGATAAGTGCGTCGAGGTCGTCCTCAAAGATGTCTACGATGTCCAAATCCATTCCGTCCAGTTCAGCGGGGTCAACCTCAACGACACCGTCATAAAGCACATCGCTGTTGTTGATAACCGTATTGCGCAGATTGAGGTACATCTGGTTGGCCTTGTACTTCTTAACGATGGAGGATATCATATTCGCAAAAGCGTCCTCAGTGTAGAGCAGATACTCAGTGCTCCCCTTCTCCGTCAGCGCGTGAACCATGCCGTCAAATACCGTGTTTTTGTTGATACGGTAGGTGGGGACATAGTGCGGGAACATATTAAGCATATCCTGATACTGCTTCTCGGACAGTGTAGTTCCGACCACATACTCGCGCATGAACTTCCGCCACCATGTGTAGAGGTTCTCTCTCGCCTCAGGCAGCCAGGGGTACTGCTTGTCCAGCTCTTCCAGTGCAGCCTGTGCGGTCTCAGCAGACACGGGCTTGTTGTCCCTGTCTGCAAACACGGCCTTGTCCTGAGCGTTCAGTTCGCGGTGTACGAGCTTGTTATACTCCTTGACATCGTTGACATCCTGATACTTGGCTCCCAGCTCATTAAGCTGCCGCCGGTAGTCCGCCTCGTACTCAGCGCGGAGACGGGAGCTGGCGTTGCGGTATGTGTCCGTTGTGACAAAGTGCTTCCACTTCGCCTTGATGGATGCCCTCTCTCGCATCTCGTTATCACTGGCGGCCAGACGGGCAAACTCATCAGCGGTGTACTCCAGCACTTTGGGATGCTCCTGCTCGAACTGGATTCGCTCTTCCTGCGCCTTTTTGACAAAGCTCATGCGGTCGACAGTGTGAGCGAGGAGCAGTGCCCAGCGAAGAGTTTCGGTCTCCTCTTTGTTGAGAGTACCGTCACTGTTCCAGCGGAGAATGGTGTCCCGGAACGCCTCGCCTATGGTGTTGCCGTCCACATCGACCAGACCGTCCTTGAATATTTTCTCAACCGTTGCGCCATACAGCACCGTCTGTTTGAGGTAGGGATTCACGGTGTCAGTCAGACCGTTCGCAGCCTGAAGACTGTCGAAGTAATTGAGGTACTGAGCTTCGTTGATGAACGCGGCTCTGAACTTCTTTGCGGCCTCGGTAAACTTATTGACCGCCTCAAGATGCTTCTGCCTTTGGGTCTTCTCCGCCTCGGTAGCAAAGGCCATAGTCGGGTCGATGTCCGTATTGGTGGCATCGCGTGGATCGGTGCCGCGGATAGCCTCGATATCCTCCAAGGCGGTCCGGCCGGTTTTACTTCCGAGCAGTTCCGCATGGCGTTCCCTGATCCGCTGTCCGAACTTGTAGAGATGCATCTCCTTGTTCTTCTCTTCCTTGACGGCCTTGACCGCTTCCTTCTCGTGGAGCTTGGCGTCACGCTTCACTTCGCGGAGTTCTTTGTTGTAAGCCTTATCTGCCTCCTGCTGCGCCTTAACATCGTCCCTGAGCTTTTTCTCGTACTCGCGGGAGACCTCGCGGAGGCGGGTCTCAGCGGCTTTGCGTTCAGCAGAGAGCGCCTTGTCGTGCATACGGGAGAGCATCTGATGCTGAAGCTTCAGGTCGTCCCGAGCGGCGCGGGTTTGCGCCTGAGCCTGAGCCACCAGAGCCTTGCGCTCCTGCACCTCACGGTTGACCATAGTGTCGTTCAGCGCGCGGAGTGTGGCCTTCTGTGCCTTGAGCTCCTTCCGGGTTGTGGACTCCATAGTCTGGGGATTGCCGTACCGGGTGGCGGGGTTGGTACCGTTGGCGCGAAATACATTGTCCAATGTGTTGCGCTTGTCTCTGGCATCCTGCGCAGCCTGAGCGGCGGCAATGATTGCCGGAGCGGTTGACTTTGTTTCGGAGGTCTGAGCATTCTTCGCCTGTGCGACCTCCAGACTCCGCAGTGCCCGGTTGAAAGATGTGATAGTTCCTACAGGATCATCTGCTGCGCCCTCACCGAACGCCTCCTCGTACCGCTTCCGAAAGAGCTTGCCGTTGTCCGTCTCCAGCCACTGCTGATAAGCATTGGCCTTTGCCGGTGTGGCACTCTCTTCGGCCTCGTAGGTAGCGTTGTCACGGGTGGAGTAGCGAAGAGTCTCCCCGTACAGGGGGGCTTCTCCCGTGGAAAAGTACCCGGCGATGTCCCTAAGAACAAGCTCCGTCTCCGTCTCCGTCTCCGTCTCCGTCTCCGTCTCCGTCTCCGTAGCGGCTTCCATCCGATTCTGCGCCGCGGTCTCAAGCCCGGTGCGGAACATCTCGGACAGCTCGTCAAGGGAATTGGACATCTCCTGCACCAGCTTGCCCTCAAGGGAGTCGGGGCGTTCACCGGAGTACAGGCTCTTGATCCTCTTCGCAAGGTCAAGGATGTAATCCACGATCTTCTGCACCAGGGGCTTGTCAACCTGTTCGAGTTCCTTGAGGCTCTCCAGTACATTGGTGTCGGTGAGCATGGTCTCCATCGAATCGCAGACCATCTCCTCATAGCCCTCTTCATAGGTCACGGGCTTGATGCTCTTCTTCTGCTCCTCGGTGAGGTCCTGCACTTCCACACCCAGTTCAGTGGCCAGCTTGGATTCCCGGTCACGCTGAATCTTGTCCATCTGATTGGCAACCAGCTCGGAGACTGCAACGCCCTTCTCAAAGTACCGCGCCTCCAGGAAGTCGGCGAGGTTATTGTAGCTCTCCTTCGACCACTGCTTAATGAAGTGGGTAAGCTCATGGGCGGCGGTGTACATAATAACACCGCGGCCATCGATACCGGCGTTTACATCGATACGGATATTTCCGGTGCTCGAATCGTACGATCCGTTTTCGCCGAGCCATGTCTTCTTCCCCGTCTTAGTGTTGGTCGTTTCCTGGGACTGGAAGAGTGTAATGCGGATATTGAGCTTGGTGGCCAGCTGACCCAACGCTTTGATGCTTGCCCACTGTCTCTCAGTCAGCTTGCTCCGGTCAACGCTGGGCTCAATGTGTACGCCAAACTCACTGCCCACATCCCCGGCGGCGTAGATAGACTCGAAGGCCTCAGCAGCTACGGACTCAGGTACATCATTCAGCGCCATGGATCGAATGAACTCATCCTTGGTCGCCGTAGTGCCGTCGTTCAGCAGGATGTATCTCTCATCCTTTGCTTCGGTATTGGCCTTCGTATCGCCGATAGCTTGCCGCATCTGCGCAACGGCCTCGCTCACGGTGCTGCTCAGTGTAACGCCGTAGGTAGTCTCAAACGCGGCGCGGAGGTTGCGGTTGGAGTAGATGTCTTTGAGTGTCTTTCGTCCCGTGCTCTTTGCCAGCATAGACTGTACGGCCTGCCGGTCAATATCGTTTGGAGAGTAGGACTCAACCATATCTGCGGCGGCTTCACGGTTCTGCTCCACTGCGGCGTCGAAGGCCTGCTGCGTGGCTGCCCGCTCTGCCTCTGCCTGAGCTTCCGCCGTGTTCACTGCTTCATTCAGGTTAGCGGTCGCTCTGCCTTTTCGGATAGCTTCGGATACCGCCTCTGCGTAGTTCTCGGCAGTGACCTCGGTACCGGTTATGGCGGAGAGAAGATTCCGCATACCCGGATTGTTGTACAGCTGGAGGAACTTACCTACGGACTCAGAGTCTGTCTTTCCGTTGGGCACGACCTCCGCCAGCGTAGCTTCATCCGCGCCGCTGACGATAGCCTCGATCACATTTCCCATAGCGATGGACTCACCAAGGCGAACGGGTGTGGAGCCATCCACATTGGTATGCTCACGGATCATCTGAGCGTAGGGCGTGTCCTCCGTGTAGTATATCGGAGTGCCGGTAGGAGTGTAGGCTCTGGTAGCGGCTTTGTTCAATTCGGTGGTGGAGCCGGAGTAGAATGCGTCCAGAGCGGACTTGGCTCTGGGTACGATGTTCTCCCTCTCGTTGACCAGACTGTTCCAGAAGCTCGCTTTGCCCAGCTCCTTGCCTCCGAGGTTATCCACCGCCAGTTCAGATGCGGCATTCAGCGCCTCGGCCTTAGAAGTATAGGTCTTAGCGTCACCTACAGCTTTGCCGTCAGAACCCCAGAGTACCGCCTTGAACTTACCGCCGCCCACATCCGTGACGGTGACCGCGCCCTTGGTGTTGCCCCAGCGGTACTCTGTCGGGCCGCTGCCGGGGCGAGGAGCATATGCCATATCCATAGCAATCGCTTTGGCGGTGGCGCTGCGGAAGCCCTTCTTCCCCCCGGCCACAGCAAACTTGCCTGCGTTTGTGGCCATGCCTCCACCGGCAATCATGATGCCAGACAGGAATCCGGCCAGCGTAGATGCCGCGTCGTCCACAAGGATATCGGTTACGGCTTTCTCCAGCGCCTGCTCCTGCGTGTAGCCCTGAGCCGTAAGCTCGTTGACCGCGGTATGCACAGCCGTCTCATTGTTAAAGTAGGCGTCTGCAACGCGGTTCAGGATATTGGACTCCCACTCTTCAAGACCCTCTGAGACGCCGCTCTTGATCAGAGACTCAAACACAGAGCTGCCGTGATAGAGGTTGGTGAGTATCTCGCCCATACTAAGAGATTCAGACAAGCCCTCGATTGCACCGCTCACAGCAGCTCGGACCAGAGCCTTGCTGGGATCAGCTCCGGACTTGATGGCGGTCACGGCCTCATCAGCCATAACGGAGCTGCCCATGATAACATTCACAAGCGCACCGGCAAAGCTCTGCGCCATCTCACTTCCGAGGGGGATTCCGACAAGCGCAGTAGTTCCCATGCTGACGAGCATATTCACCGTCGAGTCTACTGCGCTCTGTACGGTGTTGTACATATAAGTACCGGTACCGTTCTCATCGGCGTAGCTCTTCTTGAACACCTTGCCAAGGGCTGTGCGGTCTTCGGCGTTGGTCTTGCTGGGCAGCAGTCCAAAGGTCATCGTAGTTTCGCCGGACTCGATATCTTCGCCAACCTGCTGTCGGATGTCCTGATTCAACCTTGTGCCGCGAAGACCTGGAGTGGCAAGATCATAGCTCACATCCGAGCCAATGCCGTCCCGTGTGAGCTTCTGACTCAGCAGGTCGGCCGAGCCGGATATACCCGATACGATCTGTCGGAGGTTGGTCTTGAGCGAGGCGCGGAAGGGGTGGGCGGTAGCCATCTCCTTCTCCTTGGCGCTCTTCGTCTCATACTCTCCGGCGTTCAGATACCGCTGTGCCAGCAGGAAGTTGTCCGTGATGGTCTGATCGTCCCAGCCTGTGCGCTCCTTGATCTGCTTACGGATAGCGGGGAGCCTTGACTGTGCGGGATTAGCCAGACCTGAGAACCCCGCTCCCTGACCGGCATACAGCTTGGAGCCTTCTGTCAGCAGAGCGGCAATCTCAGGAGAAGAGGTTGTCATAAGTTCGGTAGACCTGATGTCATCACGCTTCTGCTTGAGGAGGTTGATGTCCTGCTCAAGCTGGTCAGCCCCCTCAGCCTTCAGCAGCTCTGAGTGCTTTGCGTCCCATGCCCGGGCATCCCCGGTCATCAGGTTCTTGTTCTCAGCCTCCCACCTGAGCATCTGGTGGTCGACTGCCTTGATTGCGGAATCATACTCAGACTGCTTCTCCTTGATCCGCTCCTCATAATCTGCAACGGTTTCAAGTCCGCCGTACAGTCGGTTGTACTCCTCGTTGGCAGCGGTCGTGTCCAGTATGGACTGGTAGGTGTCCCGCTGCTGCTGTAGCTGCTGAATCCGGTCGGCGGTATTCTGACTCAGCGTCGTCTCAAGATTGTCTGTGCGCCGGTCTCTGGTATATGCTCGTCTCTCTCTTCGAGTCTCGGCGGCAGTAGCGGTAGGATTCTGCTTCTCCCACTCCGCCATGTGCGCCTCAATCTCAGAGGGGGACGGCGTGAATGTGGAGAGACCGGAAACAGACTCGCTTGACATAGCCGTCTCAGCCTTGACCACATCAGACTGCAGCTTCAGAATCTCGGCATCGATGTCGGCAACCTCGCTGCGAAGGCCGTCATAGTCATACCCTTCGGCGGTGGTATAGCTGAGTGTCCTGAAGATGATGGCCTGATTCTGAAGGTTCGCTTTGGTCGCAGCGTCGGTTGCCTTCTCGGCCTCAGCAAAGAGTTCATCAGACCGGGCTTGCAGGTCTTCCTTCTTGGCTGTATCCCAGTTGATATTGCCCTCTTCATCCGACATACCCTTGTCGATGAGCCACTCATAGGCGTCAACTGACGCGGCTTCCTCGGGCTGCTGTCTTCTATACTCAGCCGAATAGGTGTTGTACAGACCGTTGTAAGTATCCACCATATCGTTGTACTCAGTCCGCGCCGACTCGTAGGCCTCCTGAGCGTCAGTAAGGTATCCCCAGTTGGTCTTGGTAGAGTTGTTCTCGTACAGCCCCTTGTAGAAGTCATAGTCCTGGGAGAGGCCGTCAAGGTAATCCTGCCACGACTTCATGGTATCCTGCTGGGCTGTGAGGTCTACCTGCCATGCGGAGAGGTCGGGGTTATCGCTCCCCTCCTCATAGCGGTAGTCCCCCCAGTCCGTGGTGATGTAGTCAGGTTTCTCCCCGGCCTTGCTCTTGTACTCCCAAGGCTTGTCGTAGAGACTCTGCTCCTTGTCGTCGTTTGCGTTGGTGAATAAAGAGGACAAATAGCTCGACTTACTCTTAGAAGATTTTGCGGAGGAAGATGAGCCTGTAGTAACTAAATCACTTAAAAAGGACATACATTCTCTCCTCTCTTTAACCGCCCGTAGACAATGCGGAAACTACGGCGTTGTATGTCGCCTGATTGGTAGTACCTGACGCCCAGTCTTGATAAGCCGCTGTCACAACTGCCGCCGCACTCTTACCCTGCGTACCCACAGCTTCCTTCGCAAGCGCGACATAGTTGTTGTCTACACTGCTTCGGCTACCGCTTCCGCTGCCGCTACTCTTCTTCGCCGCGTTTGCCCATGCCTGTGAAAGCTGCGAAGCCTCACTGTAGCTATAGCCCATCTGCATCAGCAGCCTCGGGTCAACCGTAACCCCGGCATTCACCAGCGCAGACACCTTACTGGACAGCTGTTCAAGGTCGTACTCCTGCCCCGCAAGAGTTCGCTGACCGTTGTAGTATCCGGTAAGCTGTGCCTCGTTGAGAGCGGTCTCGGTGCGGAACTGGAGCATAGCGCGTTCGTAGTCAGCCTTCCACTCCTCCAGGGCGGTGTTCATCTGATCCACGCTGAGGTTGTACTCCGCACCCCACTGCTTCAGGGTCATGAGTTTGGCGAGATAGTCTTGCGTAAGCTGGAGCATCTGGTCGGCCTTCTCGAATTCGCCCTGCGCTCTCAGGTCTGCCACCTGCCTGGCTGTGTCGCTGGCCGCCTGAGTCTGAGCATTGTTCAAAGCCAGTCTGCTCTGCGCAGCGGAGTTCTGAATCGAGTCGTATTGTGACTGACCGATGCCGCCCCGATCCCCTCTGGTCTCCGCATAGAGCGCAGAGTTGTCCATAGCCTGCCGTTCGTTCAGATCGATCTGGTTTCGCGTAGTCTGATACTCGGTCTGTGCATTCTCCAGCGCACGGTTCAGGTCCTCTGCGGAGGTCTTGACCCCGTAGTCAACGGTCTTCTCAGACTGCTTCTGCGCCGCATCAAGGGATTCCCTGAGAATCGTCTCCAGCTGTGTGGTGTCATACTTCTCTACAGGCTCGATGTCCGGGGCCGCATCCTGTGCCATTGTAGTGGTGGTCGTGCTGGACGAGGAACGCGAAGAACCCCCGGAAGAAGGCCAAGACCCCTGCCACGGATTTGTGTTCCCGATCCCGGTCATCCAGGAAGACCCACTCCAAGGACTAGTATTCTCTTGTGTAGTCTGTGTAGTCTGCGTGCTCTCGACCACAGTGGTGTCGTTTTTATTTTTTGCCATTTACACCATTTTCCTCCATTGTCCATTGTCATAAACATACGGTGTGTAGCCGCTCCAGCCCGACCCTGAGTAAATCTTCGGCCGGTATTTTACAAAACCGGAGCCTACATAGATACGCACGGTCCCATGCGTTACAACAGGAGGCGGCTCTACGCCGGTTGCGCTTGCGCTGGTTACCGTGCCATAGTCGTAGCTGGAATAATTAATTCCCCAGACATACAGCCTGTAAGTTGTTCCGCTGTTGAATGTTCCGGTCAGGGTAATTGTGTTTGATCCGACCGCAAGCTGTTTGTCCGTTCCGCTGCTGCTTCCCGGAGACCCCGGCGAATTTGTGCTGTATCTCGCCTTCGGCCCCGATCGGCTCATGGTGATGCTCAGCGTAATAGAACTGTAAAGCTTGTCGGGGACTATCGAGAAGATGGTCATGCACTGGAGATAAGTGCCTTGCCCGCTCTGACCTCGCAGACCAATCATCACACCTTCTGTGTTCTCCGCCCAGCTGGAACCGTTCCACTTCTTACCCTCTGTAGTAACTCTGATAGACATATCAGGTCTCCTTCACGAAGAACAGCTGTCCCTCCTCTCCGGTAGCGGGGAGACGGTTACCGAAGCTGTTACTGTCGAGAATGATCTTGCTGGGTAAAAGCTCTGCCACAATCTGCGTGGGCAGAGTAAGCGTGACTGCTGTGCTGCCGTCAACGGCCTGAGCAGTACCCGTATGTGTACCATCGCTAACGGCGAGGCTAAACGCACTTGCAAGCTTTGTCGCCGTGTCGGCGTTGCCAACGAGTGCGGCAGCGATAGTGGCAGGAATCTTGAGAACTACATTCCCGCTGCCATCGAAGTTCACGCTCGCACCGGTGTGCGCTTCCGTTGCGTCCTTCACCACAAAGCTCCGTGCGGTGGACAGGGTATTGGCGGAGCTTACCGAGCCTACAACGGTGGCCTTGATGGTGGACGGGAGCTTCAGTGTGGTGTTCGCCCCGGAGAAGTCAACGTTGCTGACGGTCTCGGAGTGGCTCCCATCGTTATCCTGAATCGTAACAGCCCTCTGGGGGTACAGCGATCCGGCATAAGGGGCCACACTTTTGGGAACACCGCTGCTGCTGCCGTGATCGAAGTGGTGAGTACGCACAGAGCCGGAAGCGATGCCGCTGGTCTGAGACTGTGCGATCTCATCAAGAACCGCAGGGCTGTAGGTCTCGTTTAAGAAAGTGAGAATCTGGTCAAAGAGGTACTGCAAATCTGCTCTGACCTTATCCTCACTGCCCTCATATGTCGGGAAGTCTTCCTTCCTCGTCCAGTCCTTATCGTAGGAAAGTTCGGGTAATGACATTATTTAAGCCTCCCTCTGAGTTTATAGAAGACCTGTACCATGACTATGCTGAGGTCATCTCCTGCGCCCTCGGCCTCCAGTACCAGCTTCAGATGCCGCACGGCCTTGCAGTTAGGCCGTCTGGCAAAGCTTCTCTCCCAGGGTGTGGCACTCAGGTCACGGCCACTCAGGTCTCTTGGGGTAAGACTCCACACATCGCTGGTCATAGGAGTGTCGTCGGAACGGGTCTCAAAGTCTGTGAAATATTTCGCTGTGACAGTACTGGGCGCTTTGTTCCTCAGCACAAACACGGCGCGGGTAACATCCTTATATCTCTCCACACTTCCGAGGAAAGACGGAGGGAATGTGTACCTCTTGAGATAGGGTCGGTCATAGTCGGTGTATCTGTCACCGAACTTGCTGATCCGTCCATAGTTGTCTGCGTGATAAATCCTTCGCTCCTCGTCCATGCTCATGGCCTTTGCGCCGATTCCTGTATAATAGAACCAGCTGGGATCATCTCGCTCTGTACCCGCGTAGTACCAGAGCCACGCCTTGCCGCGGGACACAAGCCAGTAGTACTGCCCGTCGTCGAAGCTGACGGTATCAGGGTCTTTACGAACGGCAATGAGCAGATCACGGTTAATCTTGCTGGAAATGCACACTACATTGTTCTCGTATGCGGAGCTGGAGTCCTTGAGGTAGTACACACCACCCCTTGTGTTGCACCAGACCAGGTTGTTGCTGACGAGCTGAATCGTCTTCGGAAGGTCACAGCCGGTCTCTGCGTTGATGGGCGTATAGTCCAGCGTGAGAGTCTCCCGGTCATCAAGAGTCGTGGTATCCAGGCTGGCTCTCCCCACACTTCTCTCCTTGAAAATGACCAGAAGCGACTGCTGTTTGCCGAATCCGCTGATAGCGTCTGAGTCATCACCTGCAAGGTTATACTGGTTCATCGGCCAGTACGCAGCATCCATGCCCACATTGCTATTGCCGTTCCAGTAGTACGCGTTGCTCTGCGCACTGGACCCGGCAAGCACTACGCATATGTCTCTCGACCCGCCGAAAACGATGGCACTGTGGCAGCCCATAATGCTCTTCTCGGCATCGGGGTTTGCCAGCGTATAGGTCACCCTAACCGTGTTATTGGTAAACGGTCTGGACACATACGCCGCGGTCTTAAACAGGATATGACCGCTGGCCGGGTGGTAGACATAGTCGTAGGAGTTCCAGTCGGGATTCCAAGCAGTCGGGTCGGTGCCAACACTCTGACCTGTCAGGGTCGAGTAGGTCATAGAGGAGGTCATAATGGCAGAGATACTCGGAACCGTAAGCCCGATACCGGACACAGGAAGGTAGTAGTCAAGCCCGGGAGTTCCAAGCGTATATGCGAGAATCTGACCGGCGGTCGGAGCTGTGCGTAAAACAATCTTAGGGGTAGTCCAGTCAATGGTATACTCCACGCCCTCTGTGAGCTTGGTGCTGTCAAGGTATACTTCGCTTACCTTGACCCCGGAGAAGCTGTAGTCTGTGGAAGTCGTAGTCGTAACGCTTACCTGCGTATCTACCACAGGAGCGTTATACCATATAATCTTAGACGAACTCAGGCGGTTCTCCGGCTGATATGCGTCCCCTGCGTGGGTGAGAGCGTCCATGTTGAGATAAGTGATAGGGACATACGCCTCAGACAGAACATCCGTAACCGCAAGATTGGATGCAATACGGATAAACACGCCCGGAGCCTTGTAGAACAACGATCCGTGATAAAGGAAAAAGCACCCACCTGACTGAGGCCGGACGCTGAGCTCAATCTCAAAGCTGTCTCCGACACAGGGGTGTGTGCTTTCGCTGATTCCGGACAGTGCCACATACATTTCACCGTCACCAGAGCGGATGGTAGTGTAGCTTACCGCCTGCTCCCCACCCTCCCACATCGCGGTAACGCCACTGACTTCGACAGCTCCGGGAGTGAAGACACGATAGGTAGTAATCAGGTAGTCAGGGTCTCCGGGATCAACCGCGTTGCTGTGGATAATCTTACGCACCTCAGTGGTCTCAACCGTATCACCATGATAGAGAGCGCCGAGGGAACATACTTTGCTCACCTCGTGGGTAGTCGTGGACAGGGCATACACCCCGTCTCCGATGTGATAGAACATACTGCCCGCGAAGGGGGTGGGGTACGATGCGAAAGTCTCACCACGGGTAGACACACTGTCCACCCACTCCTGACCGGGGCGAGCGCACACCGAACCATTCTCCCACTTCAGATTTACAATGTCGGGGGACTCGTTGTTAGACAGAAGATACTCCTCTCTCGATGTGTTGAGTCCCCCGCTGAGGTCCGAGAAGCTTGCCGCCTGCTCGGTGTTTGGCGTAGGGAGAGAGGAGAGCTTTACATATCTGGGTGTCTTGCCGTAGACCGGCATACCGTTTACTGACATAGTTACGCCTCGTAAACTGTCCCTCCGAAGTCGTATACATCGTTACGATCCACGACTGCGTAGGACTTGGGATTGGCCAGACGCGACAGTCTGGTCTCGAACTCGTTGTACAGAATCGCCTGAGCGTAGGCGTTCTCGTCCACAAAGAGATGGGACGCCACATAATAAGGAATGAGCATCTGCGCATCCACGGAATTGTCCAGCTCCATATAGTCCGCCGGTTCTTCCGGCAGAAGAGTGGGAAGGCGGTTGTACTCCACGAAAGCGTCGGGGGGCGCAAGAGAGGGAAGCATAAAGATACCGCCGTCACGGACAGCCGTGAAGGACCAGTAGTCGATCCCCTTATCTCCCCATCTCTGCGCATAGTTGGTGACAAAGGAGAAGAAGTCCGTGGGCATGGAGTATTTCGTCATCTTGCCGAGGTTCTCGGATGTCAGCTCAGAGAGATTCACCGCCCGATTAATGCCCTTCGCATGGGTAGCGATGTACACCATAGCGTCGTTCACGAGAAAAGGGATGCGGTTGATGTAGTCCTGCTGATTGTTGTAGGTGGGGGAAATGCTGCCCCCGGCAACGGAATACTGGTTCATCAGCTGAAGCGTTGCCCGCTTAATCTCTCCAAATGTCATAGATCAGCAACCCTTCTTCTGAGCCATAGCAAGAGCCATCTCCAGCTCTTTCTTCTTTTTCTTTTTCTTTTCGTCCTCCTCCATGCCGCCCTTGGCGAAGGGATTACCTCCTCCGGGAGCAGGGGCAGACTTCTTCATGAAAGCATCACTCTTGGAAGCCATAGTTCCTCCTTCTAAACGGGGAGGGTGAGAGTCAGCCTCTCACCCTCGATGGTTGATATCAGAGATGCAGGACGCAGTCGCCGATAGACACGGGCTTGTTGGAAGCGTCAACCTCAACCACACGGCAGTACTTGTCGGTGGTAGCAACGGGAGCCACGGAGGCGCCGTTGGAGGTGAGCTCAGTCCAGTTGGCGGTGGTGATGGCGCTGCCGGCAGTGACCGTAATCAGGTTGGCACGGGTGTCGGCGGTGTCGTAGTACCACTTGTGACCGGTCTTCTTGCTGGCGGGCTCCATGATGACCAGGTTGAACTGACCGCTGGTGGAAGAACCGTTGGTCTGAACCAGCATGGTACGCAGAGCGCCCTGACCGCCGTGAACATAGATGCCCTGAGCCTTAGCGTTGGTCACGAAGCAGTCGTAGATCAGGCGGCCCTGGATGAGCCAGCCGGAGTAGCCCTGAGGCTTGTCGATGATGGTGTACTCCTCCAGCTGCTTGGGGAAGCAGGCCACGGAGGGGTGGGTGATCATGAACGCAGTACCGGCGGGAAGACGGGAAGAGGGAACCTTCATGATCTTACAGCCGTCCATTTCGCCGATGACGCCCTTCTGGAGCATCTCCTGAGACTTGTCACCGTAGCGGATGAAGGCATCATCCTGCATAATCTTGGTGGCGAAGTTGTAGGACACCAGAGCGACACGACCCTCTTCGGGGACATTCTGCTCGCCCAGCTTTTCCATGCCGGAGAGGAAGGAGGCGAAGGCGTTGTCGGTGGTGATGGCCGTGGTCACATCGGCGTTACCGGCACCGACACCGGCATCGTACAGGGTCTGGAAGACATAGGAGTCAGTCTCAGGGATAATCATCTGAGCGGTCTCACGGGCCAGAACCTTACCGGCGTTCATAACCATCTGGGACTGAAGGTAGTCGCCCTTATCCAGGTGGATGTAGAAGCTGCGGTCACGGTTCACGGAGAACTCCTGAATGGAGTTACCGAGGTTGGTGGGGGTACCGAAGCCGGAAGTACGGCTGTAATCGGTCAGGGGGACGACAGGGACATTATAGATCTTAACGGTCTTAACGCCAGTGAAGTCGAAGTCGTTATTGGTAACAAGGGAAGCCTGGGACTTGCGCTCGAAAAGTTCATCAACCTTAGGGGCGCAAGAGGTAGCGAGATTAATATGAGCCATGTGATTTACCTCCTGTCATGGCGCGGAGGCTGTACATCAGTACGAGGCGCTGTCGAATCCCTTCAGTAACGCATCCTCAAGAGCGTTCTTCGGGGCGTTGGGATTTGCTCCATTCACAGAGCGCACAGGACTTCTGGATCGTGCCTCCGCATTCTGTTTCAAAATCTGATTTTCTCTGCGCAGGTTCGCAGCCTTTTCCTTCTCCTGCTCGGAGAGGTACTGCCGGTATGCGCGACCGAAATCTGCGTCGGGATCAGCGAGAGTTGCTTTGATCACGGCGTCGGGAACCGTTACGGTTCTCAGCCCGGGGTGCTCGGAAAAGAAGGCGTCCACGTTGTTCTGAATCTGAATCTGGCTGGAGGTTAGCTGTGCCTCAGTCTCTTCAGGCTCTTCTTCAATCGGGGATTGTCTCAGCGTCCGGTCGGAACGGGAAAGAAAAAACTCCTCGGCCACTTCGGGGTCAACGCCCTTGCCGACGAGTCTGTCAATCTCATTCTGTTTGTAGTTCGCCGTAGCCTCCTTCAGCATGGCTTCGGCACTCTCATAACCCATCTGTCTTGCGAGGGTCTCGGCGGTCCTCATAGTACCGGCCATCTCGTTGTAGCGTTTCTGCATCCGGGTCATGTTCTGCGCCTGCTGCCAGATGGTTGGCAACTCGGCTTCGGTGAGTTTCACCCGCACATCCTTTTTGTCAACTCGTGCGGTGAACTCAAAAACCCTTTCGTCATCGGCGGTGTCTGTGGTGGGATCACCGTTGTCCTCAGTCTGTTCCGCACCGGGTTCATCTGTGGTGGGATTCTCCTCAGGTGTCTGTCCGAACATCTGTTCGATATCGGGGTCAGGCGTGTCAGGCTGCGCGTCCGCAGTCTCCTCGCCTTTCCCCCAGGTATCGGGCGCAAAGATGTCGTCGTTCTCTGTCCAGCCGGAGGGCAGGATCGAATCGAAGTCTTCAATGTTCGTAGGATTAGGGTTGTTTTCCATAGATAACTCCTTTCGGGCTCTGGTAGGCCCTTGTTAATTCCGCATCGTCGCCAGCTTTGCCATAGCGCGTTGCGCCGAAGTGGGAAGGTTGTCAAAATCGGACTGCTGTTTCGGAGTAAGAGTGGTAAGTGCCTTCTCTTTATCCAGCGGACCGTTCACAATAGGCCGGAAATTTCCGTCCTTTGCGTTCTCTTTACCACCGGCCACCGCATTGGGATTGTTTATACCAGCCGTTGCCGAGTGCTTGCTGTTGCTTCCGGGAATTCCGGGGCCGCCCGAAGGCTGAATCCCGCCAGGGGGTGAGGAAATTTCGCTTCCGTTGACCTGCTGGAAAGCTTCCTCTCTCTGCGCATCGGCCTGCGCCTCTGCCTGAGCCTCAAGCCGAGCCTGAAGGTCATCGATAAGCTCCTCTTTACCGGGCATATATCTGTCGGGGAGGCGCTTGAGGTAGTTGATAACATCCAGAATACCCTCGCGCCGCAGATTATCCAGCGTCTGAACCATTGCAATCTCGGAAAAGTAGGTCGTTGCCCCTACATCCACCCTTGTATTAAGGTAAAGATGCTTGAACTGACGGAAGTCAAACTCCTCGGCCACTCTTCTCGTGACCTTTCGGGTAATCATCTGCCCTGTCAGGGGGTCAATTCGTACGGCTCCGGTGTTCGGATCAAGCGCAGGCTCGGTAAATTCTCTGGAGCGAACCAGAGGGCGCTTGCCGTAGTAGGTTCCCATCATGTCGAGCAGGATGGTACCGATGTCCTCCACCCATTCGTAGAGATTTGCCCGGATATTCTCCAGTGGAACCTCAGACGTGGACTGCAAAACCATCAAGGCGGAGGTGTTCTCAGCTCTGACTTTACCCATCTGGGCGTCAGTTGCACCCAGAACATCGCGTGTGTACTGCATAGCCTTGTCGATACAGAGCATAATCTGGTTGCTCATATCTCCGGGCTTGAGGTACGCCGCGATTTCGTCTAGCTTCTGGCCAGGCTGCATATTGTGTACGCCGATTGCCACCCCTGCATCGTTGTTCCAGGCGGGAAGGATGTCGGCATTGTAGATGGTCTTGGGGATAGCCTCACGCTTCAGATGCATCATCATCAGCGCGAACATGGTATTAATGAAAATCTGGTTCGGGATAACCCCGGTGACCAGTGCTCTGCCGTGGTACTGGTTCTTCTGCTTCTCCCAGTTACCCCAGGCAATAGGATAAAGAGAGAGACCTGTGTCTATGTCCTCGTAGATGACCGCTGTTCTGGTAGCCTTTGTGACATATACATGGGTCTCAAGTCGTTTGCACTCCTGCTGCTTGACCATAGGCTGACCGTCCATACCGAGGATCGGAAGCCCCTGTTCGTCAAGCTCATACACAGGATTGCCGTTATCGTCCAGCACATCCTCCATACGGGGAAGTCCTGTCTGCGGATCGATGAGCGTCTCCTCGCTCTGCTTCTTACTGTACATCAGCACATACAGAGCCTGACCCACATCGTCATCCGCCTGAAGCTCGGTCTGACCGCCGATACCCGCCTGCTCAAAGATTTCTCTGTCAGGCACAATTACGCCGTCATACTCCCGACTCTTGAGGAAAGCCTCGTCCTCACTGAGCTTTCCCTTGTGCTTCTCGGTCTTACCTGCTCTGAAGCGCTCCTGCTCGGTACGAAGATTGTCAACCGTGTCACGGCCTACGATGAGAATATAGGGCTGACTCTGAGCGTCTCGGCTGTTGGGCTTACCAAACATAACATTGATGCCGTCCACCAGCTCAAACTTGATCTCGCCCCTGTACCCTCCGAACGCACCGCCGTAGGGCATAGCATCCGAGTCGAAGTACATATGTGCGCAGTAGTCACCGGTAACTGCACCGTCGTTCAGAGCGTCACGGATTCGATACTCCAGCTTGAACTTCTCCATCAGATTCTGCACCTCAGCAGTAGCATAGGTTGCGGCGTTGGTAGTCGGGTCGAGCAGATTGTTCGCATCATAGTATGCCAGCTCCCCGAAAGACAGACTCACGGCAGAACTGGTCAGACTCGATATGAACAGCGACATGACACGCTTTATGATGTTGAAGGTGGGCTTATCGAGCTTTGCGGTGGCGGCGTTGTTGGGGAGATGCACCCACTGGTTGCCTACCGCAAACTCCGTGTTGGTATCGACGAGGTTGTACTGATTGGGTATCAGGGAGTTGTTGTACCGCTTACCGGCCTCGTACAGCTCCCACGCCTTCGTCATATTGTTTTTAATTGCCAGTGTTACTCACCTCGATCTTTGAGGATAATTCCGTACGCGGTGTTGATGTCGTAGCTGAGAAGTGCCTGCCGCGCCTGCTCCTCTTCCGCAAGCTGCCGTCTGTACTGCCGCAGAGCTTTCTCTCGCTCTTCCAAATCTGCCCGAATCTGATCGAGGGCTTCATCTTGTCGACGCAGATACTCCTTATCGGACTGTATACGCTCCTCGGTTCGGGTGTTGTCCTCTTTCTGCTGCCGTAGGAAATCCTTCTCTGCGTTAAGCTCGGCCTGTATGCGAAGCAGTTCATCCCTTTTGTTCTTTGCTGTGAGCATCATAGCTAGGCTCACAATAAAAAACAGAATGGAAAAAATCAAAGCGTACATTGCTTACTCCTCTTCGAGCAGATATCCATTACGCAAATCCAGCACAGCGGCCTCAATCATGGCCTCAACCTGCGCCTCATCATATACAATGCCGTGCTCTTCAAGGAACTCCGTAACCCAGCTCTTCTTCTTGGAGCCACTGCCGGGGTCCTTGAACAGCATCTCAGCGGCCTGCACAGCGATCCGAACCCACTTCATGGCCTCGTTAAACTGCTGGGCACTCACCTCGCGCTTAACGAAGATGTAGGTGAGAATGGAGAATACCAGACCGATGGCGTACTTGATAATATTTGTGTAGTCCATGCATTTCATCCTTTCGTGTTTGTCAGTACAGACTCGATTACTCTGTTCGGGTCTGTGGTAATCATATACTTCTCCGGAATATCCTTCAGCAGATAAATCGGCAGCTTAACCAGATTCTCCGCCTTTGCCTTCCAGAAATAAAACCCGGTACTCACTCCCAGCTGCGCCACCCAGCCGGAAACAACCATAACCAGATTGCTCCCCGCCTCGCACCACAGCAGCAGACACACCAGCAGCAGAAACACGGCATAGTCTGCGATGAGCAGCCACTTACAAAACTCAATCTTCGTCTTCATAGCTTTCGATGGCTGAAGTAATCATCTCCTCCAGCTCCCGGTAACCGTACTCCGCAAAGTTGCTGAGCGTCTTCACTGCCAGCTCCTTCTTGATACGCTGGATGGTCAGACTGTCTTCATCCTCGGCGTAGTCGTCCAGATTCTCCGCAAAGGCTTCGGTAAGATAGCCAAGGACAAAATTGGCACCGCTGATAAAGTTGAAATCATCATCATGGAGCTTGTCCGTGGTATACGGATTCTTTTCATCGTAAGGGGTAAACTTGCAGAATCCCCGCAGCTCCTCCATCTTCGGCTCCACGCCTCTGTACTCAATTCTCGCCATTGTAAGCTCCTCTCATCCAATCCCAACCTTCCCCAGCACTAACCCAATCACGGCGGCAATCACCGCCCAGAGGATTTTGCCCTTCAGGTCTGAGTACTCATCGCCCGGCTTGAGCGTCAGCTTCTTGACATCTGCCTTAATCTCGCTCACATCGCCCTCCATGTTGTCCTGCTTGGTCTGGATTGTAGCGATGGCCTCATAGAGCTTGTCCGAGCGGTCAGCCCGGTCCTCCAGCTTGTCAATGCGGCGGCTGTTGGACTTCGCCCGCTCCTCCACCTCTGTAACCTTGACTTCGATGTTATCCATAACAATTACGGGAGCATACAAGTTTTGCACCCGTCCTCCCACAGTTTGATTTTCTGCCCCGGATAAATGCGATTCGGGTCAGTGATGCCGTTCAGCTCGGCCACCTCTTTATACAGCCACGCATTTCCCAGCTCGGCCTTGCAGATGCCCATGAGCGTGTCCCCGGCCTTGACGATATACACACCGTCCTCAGACACGGAAGAGGCCACAGCGTCCTCAGAATCACCCACAGTCTCCGCGTTGAGCTTCAGCACCTGCCAGGGATAGATGGTATCGCTTGTACTCCTCCCGTTAATTTTCGCCAGCTCGTTCATGTCCATTCCCAGCGTAAAGGCAATGCCCCACCAGCTGTCTCCGGTCTTGACGGTGTAGGTGTCGCCTTTGTCAGTCGTTGCAGTAGTTGCATTTTCCGCAACACCTGCATACCTAAGCACACAGCTCCACGGGAAGTTGTAGTAGCTCCCTACCGCAATCTCCTTGCCCGTCTGGTCTCCTGTCTGACCGCCGGACACGCCGCCATGCTCGTTGATGGAGGCCTGTACCAGCTGGCCGTTGCCGATGTGCATGGCCGTATGAGACGCATCATTAAGCAGCACATCTCCGGCCTCCAGCCCTGCACCCGTGGTCAGGTTGCAGTCAGTCACCAGCTCAAAGCCGCAGCGGAGAAATACACTTCTCATATTACCTGTGTAGGTTGCTCCGCTGGTCTTGACAGGCACACCAACCGTCTCCCACACCGTGATGAGAAACGAGGAGCAGTCATAGTCAGGGCCCCACCTTCTGCTCTGGTCGTAGCCGTGGGAATTGTCCGCAGCCCACTTCTTTGCAAGGGCTACGGCATCCGTGATTTTACTCATCAGCAACCACCGCCGCCCTTGCGGGTCTTGCTCTTAGTCTTGCTCTTACACTTCGCCATTTTTCGCAATCCTCCATTGAGATTTCATTTTTAGTTCCGCCCTTACGGTGGCGGGACACCGCTTGTTTCGTTTCCCGCTTAATGGTGGGGACACACCGCTTTTGCGACCGTCTTGCGACAAACTTGCGACAATCTTGCGACTGAAGTTAATGTTAGTCGCAAGTTTTTACTCTTCGCTCCACCCGTACACACCCGGCTCCCACACATTCGCATTAATGGTGCTCACCCAGTGCTTCCCGCCGTGGCTTACCTTGTCGCCGCTGTTGTACGCATCCGCAGCTCCCTGCGGCTGTACCCACTCCGGCCACTCCTCCACGCTGACCTTCACCCAGAGCGCAGGTGTAATGTCAGGT